TGATGGCATAATTTTGAGAACATATTTGCTAAAATATGGACTTTTTCTATAAGTTCCGTATTTTCTGGTTTTTTCCATCAAAAAATGCGTGTAAATGTAACAATTTGCCCGTTTTGCGTAAAGTTTTTTGTCAATTTTAAGATTAAATTCATCAATTAATCTCAGAGCACGCTTTTCACAATCTCTTTCCATCGCTCTAACAAGCAAAAAGGCTCTTTTAAGAGTCTTTTTGTCATATTCTCTTCCATTAAACCAATTTTCTACGATCAATCCGGCTTTATCGGACTTTGTATAGACTCGGACTTGGTTTATATATTGCAAAAAGTGTGCATACTCATGCACCAAAGTTTGCAAAAAATATTGGTTATCCCCGGCAATACGAATTACTTTTTCAATTTCGTTGAAATAACCTTCGCATCTACCATGCCCGGTATTCACATACTTCCCGCGCCCAATAATCAGGCGCATTCCGTATTCTGCAAGATGTTGTTTCACAAATCTTACAAACTGATGGTGGGTCTTCGCCATAGGAGCCTCCTCAGTCAACATTATTTAGGGAATTACTTGACAGTCAAGATTTAGCTGATATAGTTATTACAACTTCTTATAAGAAAGGAAATTTTTATGGAAATTACTACTGTTGATCGTCCTACTAAGATTCAGCGTGTGTTTGATTATATGCGCTCTGGCAGCACTCTTACCGCCGGTGAGGCTCGCAAGCGCTTCCGGGTGAGCAATATGCGTGCTACCATGCATGACCTCCGCGAGGCATTTGATCGCTTCGACATGAACTACACCGTAACCCGCGAGGTTCGAAACGGTCGTTCATACTACCGCGTTGTTCGTAACAGAACTCGCTGAGTTAGTTTAAAAACAACAAAAAATAACCCCCATAATAAGTGGGGGTTATTTTTTTATACTATGGTTATTGCTACTGTAAAATTTGCCTGACCGCTAAAATTTACATAAAGTACTTTTGGACTTGTAGAGGTCTTTTGGTAAATGATCGCAGCTTGATCAAATCCGGGGCTTCCAATTTTATACAAATTTTGAGTTGTTAAAATATTTTTTTCTGGATCATTATAAACTTCAACGGCAAATTGCTTTAAAGATGGATGGCTTAAATCCAATTTAAATCCATAATTTGCTAAAAATGTTATACTACTTGTTGGTTGGAGATTATTGTTTCCTGCTGCATTCGAGTACAAAGTGTATACATAAGAAACAGATGTTGTCGAATTCGGAAATGTTGGTGTTTGTTGCTCGGTCACGTAAAAATAAACCAAATTATCAAAGTACAAACTTAAATCAGCAGTTGCTGCATTTATAGAAGCATCTACCAATCTAGAACAATCTAAACATGGTACCCAATAGGATGAATAGCCAGCTGGTTCTTGTTGGCTTCTTAAAAAAGCTTGCAATCTATTTTGATTTTCAAAACATTCAAGTTCATTTCCTTCAGAATCATATACTACGTAACATCCCAATGTTTTTCTACTAAGATTTAAAACATCTGGGTCTGCATTGCCTCTTAAGTAAAAATCACACAAAGCAGCAGTAGATCCAAGATTTTCAGATACCAACACTGTATCAGTGTATAAAATTTCTTTATTGTCTTTTAATTTTAATACTGAATTTACTTTTAATTTTCCTTGGTTTGAAGCGGAATTATATATTTGAATATATTCTTCTTGACCAAAACTACTTCCCAGGAAACCAGCATTTATAAATGACTTTTCTGGATTTGAAGTAAGATTATTTTGAATAAAATTAACATAAGTTATCCCCGTAAATCCTGTTGTGTATTGCGGTGGACTAACAAAGTAATCCTTACTATAATAAGAATAGTCTGTTGTATATGTAAAACCAGTAACTATGGACCCAATGATTAATGTTTCATTATTTGCTGTTTGGTTTTTCAAAAACGAACCACTTATATCTGTTCTTATATTTTTAATTTCATCATAATAATCACCGGATGATAAAGTATAGGTTGTCCCAGCAGGTGAATTGGCAAAAAGTTTTTTTACATACGTTAAATCAGATATATTTTTTGTATTTGAATAATCTATAAAACAAGAGTTTCCAACTATTGAAATATTTGGAGAACCGTATAAAAAGCCTTTGGAAAAACAAGGATCCAGCGTGCTCCCATTTAAAGAAAGCCCATAATTTGAAATACTTTTTACAACATTTAACGTATATGAAAGCATTTTATGAAGCTAGATACGTAATTACTTGTGTTCCAGTATTAGAAATTGCGTAAATAGTATTTGTATTGATAACGTTTATATCTATGCTTTCACCTGGATCCAAGGCATGGCCAAAGGATGATCCAATTAGCCCAGATGTATTGCCAACATAGACGAAGTCTGTGTTAGTTGATAGGGCCTTTACGGTGATTGAAGATGTTGTTGTGTATCCGGCAGAATCCATTCTAGAGGCAGAAACACTAGCTACAGTCAATCTTCCAGTTTTAAAGGTGGTTGGTCTTCCTACACCCAATACGCTCAAGTCAGTTCTCAAACCTACTACTTGTCCGTATATTGCAGTCATTCCAGACAAGATGTTTGTATCGTTTATATTGATCGGGTAACCATTAGAAACTCCCTGAACAGCAAGAGTTGCACCGACTGTGGCATTTATTGCCGCACCAATAACATTTACATTGATTGCATCACCAGAAAATCCTAAAGCGGTACCGGTGCGTGAAACCAAGGATGAAAAAGTCCAAGTTGAACCGTTTGGACCATAAACAGAAACATTATCGTTTAATCTGTTTAAATATCGGCCACCAGTTACCTCAACATAGCAGTTTGGCGATGTTTGGACATAAACTGGGGCGGCAGATAAACCTTGTACATTTACAGTACCGGCAACTGTCACTGCTTGTCCTCCAGCGACACCAATTATTTGTATTGGGCCGGAGAAACCAGAAACTATAGCGGTTAATCCAGTTGCTACTGTGACCGGAAATGGAGAAGACGGAGTTACGGAAGTAAATGCTCCAGTAGGACCATATCCAAGCTTATAATATTGAATATAGGTTGTATATCCACCTGCAGCAAGTACGGGGTCTGCACCGATTGCAAATGTTGCACCGCTATTAATTACTACGTAATCATTTCCGTAAAATGGGCTGGGAGGTCCTGGCATTTTTATCCTTTAAAAAGTTTCTTCAAGAATATTTAGACTCTTTTATTTATTGAATTTGTTTATTTATGGGTTAAACTGGAGTATGTACATAGATGAAACAGCAAAAGAAAAATTTTCTAACAAAGTCATAGAAAGAGTAAAAAAAACTCAAATGACATTTATGGACTCTGTATTAGAACTTACAGAAGAAATGGGATTGGACCCCACGGCATCGGGCAAACTTCTCACAAAACCAATAATTGAAAAAATTCAACAGGAAGCCAAAGAATTACACCTACTAAAAGGAAAAATAAAGAAACTTCCGCTTGACTGATCAAAACTGGGATACATATTGGTATAACTCATAGGCCGAGGTAGTTCCTCGGGGAAAGAAACATATGGCAAATTTTTCAGACTTTAAGAAGAAGAGTAAGAACTCAGTCGCATCCCTCACCGAGCGTCTTGACAAGCTCACCTCAAAGGAGAGCTACAAGGACGAGCGCATTTGGAAGCCCGGTATCGATAAGGCTGGCAACGGTTACGCGGTAATCCGTTTCCTCCCGGAGATCGATGGCGAAGATAGCCCCTTTGTGGCAGTCTACAGCCACACCTTTAAGGGCAAGGGTGGTTGGTTCTACGAGAACTGCCCCACGACCATCGGTGAAAAGTGCCCGGTGTGTGCGGCAAACACCGAACTTTGGAATAGTGGTATTGAGGATGATAAGAACATTGCGCGCAATCGTAAGCGTAAGTTGACTTACATCTCTAATATTTTGGTTGTTGAAGATCCCGCTAACCCAGAGAACAAGGGTAAGAACTTCCTGTATCAGTATGGCACCAAGATCTTCCAGAAGATTCAAAGCCTTGCTCATCCTGAGTATCAGGATGAGGTTGCGGTTGATCCGTTCAACTTCTGGACTGGTGCTGATTTCAAGATCAAGATTCGCAACGTTGGTGGTTATGTAAATTATGATCGTAGCGAATTTGCATCTCCTGCCCCGCTGTTTGGAGGGGACGATAAGAAGCTAGAGGAGCTCTGGAAGAAGCAGTACTCTCTCAAGGAGTTTACTGACAAGAGCCAGTTCAAGAGCTACCAGGAGCTTCAGGAGCGCCTTAAGAAGGCAACTGGCGACGATATCCGTGCGCAATTCACCGAGTCCAAGAGCATTGAGGACGATGTAAGTGAGACGCTGGTGTCGGAAGATGTAGAGGAAAAAGATCCTCTAAAGTACTTCTCCGAAATGGAGAATGATTGAGAAAAGCCCCCGAAAGGGGGCTTTTTTTATCCCCAACGAGGATAACTGCCAAAGCGTTCTCTTCTATTAATAAAAATTAAATTTGTTGGATCCGTCGTCGGTCGTTCTTCAAAATTATTTTTTGCTTGTGGGTTTGGTAACCATCCCTGCCCAGTTTCTCTTCCAACAGATTCCATATCTCTTTGGAGTGATGAAATTCTACTGTTTAGTTCTGTGTATTTTGTTTCTGCGTCAAACTTTACAGATAAATCTAAAGCCGATTTTGCATAATCTGGAGAAACAGATACCTCCAGTGGAATAGCCGTTGGGCGAATTGGCAAAGATTCAGGCAATTCAACTTTTAATTGTTGGGTCGTAACATTTTCCATGGATAATTCTGAAACAGATATTGCTTCAGAAAATGCTTTCTTTTCAGCAGTTATATCAATAGAAAAATTATCTTCATTCATAAAATATTAGATCCTAGATTATAGTTTTGAGCCATCTCCATGTGTTTTTTTTGTTCTTGATATTCTATTAAAATTTTTATATAAATTTCTCTTTCCCACCAAATCATATTGTCGATATCAAATAACGACCAATTAAAATTATTTATTAATGTAAAATTTGTGGTAAAGTAGTCTTTTAGATCAAAAAACTTTACCGAAAGGTAAAAAAAGTTAAAAGACCACTTACCTCCTTTTCTTCAGTATCTGTTTTTACTACGACCGTCAATTCAGGTTGCTTGGATAAAAAATCTTCAAATTTGCTTAAAACATTTAAAGGAAGATTATCCATCATTTCCTTTATCTCTTCGTTTACAAACTTGTTAACATAAAAAACTTCACCATTAAAGGTAACTTTTTTTACACATGCTTTGACTAGTTGTTCTTTGTCTAATGAATTTAATTTCAACAAATCCTTTATCTTAGGTGTTTCCAAGGTAAGATAAAAGTTTGTATTGATTTGTATTGTATCGGAAACAAGATCATTTTTCCATCCTATTGATGGAATAAAAACATTAATTTTTTGATTATTGTAAATTAAATTCAGTTGTTCATCAACGCTTTTTGATCTTATTTGCAAAAATAAGTATTCTGCATCTGCCAAGCATAAGTTTAAAACATTGCAGTTTTTGGCATTTGATTTTAACAATTCAACCATAGCGTTTAGCGCTAATTTTTTATTTTCCTCTTGAAGAACTATTGATAAGCCCTTAGCATCTTTTACGCGAAAAGGTGTAAAAGATACTTTTTCTTTTGAAAAAGGTAAAGTGGTTTCGTAGGTTGGTAAAATATTTTCTAATGAAGATAATAAGTTCATAAATTATAATCCGTCTTTTACAGTAAAATCTCTAAAGAACATCAAAACAGAGTACACATTATACTCGTTTGTTTTCAACATATTCATTTCAAGTGGCAAGCATTCTATCGGATAAATCTCATAGAATGTATAGGTTATATTTGGATCCCCGTTGGGATTTAAAAGACTTACTTTCATTTGAGTTTGTGCAACTAAAGTATCGTAGTATTGAAGTTGAAAGGCATTGTTCAGTGACCCTCTTTGTCTTCCTCCAGAATATATTGCGTTGAACCATGAATCAAAAAATTTAGTTATAAAATTGTCGTTCGTTATAGGAAAAGACATCAAAACAGCTTGGGGAAACTTTTGAGATCGTGGAATAGTTCTACCCGGGCCATAACCAATTAAACCATCTGCCACTGCATCTATAGCTCTAACTCCCATAGTGACAGCAATAGGGTTGACATCATCTGCTGGAAGAGGTGGCAAACCTGGAGGTAAATTAATAAATTTTAAAGAAAATCTATTTGACCTTTGGATACCATCATGTCTATCAAAAAAGTCTTTTATTGAGAGTATGGAGTTATTATTTGTGGGCATTGTTGAACAGGTCTTTTTCTGTTAAAATTTTAAAAGTAATATTGTTTTTTTCGCAATATGTCTTTGCAGCGCTCCACTTTGATTGATTTATGATCCAGGTTACTTTTTCTTTTTTGGAGGCGTTTTCCTTTAATATTGTTTGTTTTTTTGGTTTAACCTCAATCATCCAAGTATGTATTCCAGAGTTATTTTGAAATTGTATCAAAAAATCAGGAAAGTAGTTGTGCATCTTATTGTCGAGTGGACTTAAATATGGGATGCTGATTTCTTCAGATGACCATTTTATTATATTTGGATTATCATCACAAAATTTACAAACATTTCGTTCCCAAAGTGATCTGCATACGATTTTTGAGGAATCTCCTATGTATTTTTTTGGGTTCTTTGGATTAAAAATACTTTTATAGGCCATCAGAATATTTAGAGAATTTGTCTAAATAATATTACATGGCAAGGTTATCTTATTCATACCCAACAGGATTGGCTGCAGCAGAACAACCACTCTGGATGAATTTTTATGCTGCAACTTATTCTTTACGAAACTATGAAAGAACTCGCTCGGGAGTGGCAAATAGGGCTTTTGCACAGATCAAATTGCCCATGCCAAGAGAACCTGGATATTTAATCGCCCATGAGTTCGGTGAAAGCAATAACAACCCAGTTGGACCTCTATTAACACGTGCTGGTATCGCTAATGCTGGTGGTGCCGTACAGGGAGCCATTACTAATTTAGCTAGAACATTACAACCGGCTACATTCTATTGGGAACGGCTATTTGCTACCTCAACTTATAGAAGATTTAGCAACATAGCTGAACTTTCTATGGTTTCCGAAGGAAGAAAAAAATATTTTTTCCAATATGCTTTAATTCCAAAAAATGAAGAAGAAACCGTCCAAATAGAAAATATTGTTGGAACTTTTAGAAAATCTTCATATCCAACAGTAGCGAGCGGATTACCGGAACGTTCATACCCACAAAATTTGTGGACATTGCGAGTAACAAAAGGAAATGCTCCTGCTTTTGGTGGAGAGGATAATTTGACAGCAAATTGGCTGGGAGAACCACTTGTATGTGTTCTTGAAACAGTAAAAGTACAAAAAAATGATGAAAGTGATCCAGTAGTAAGATTTTTACCAAATGGTGCTTCATCCATGACCTTACTGGGGCTGGTTTTTAGTGAGTTTGAAACAGGAACATATGTACCAGAAAGAAATGCACTCTGGTCAAAATCAGAAGTTTCAGAGTATTATTTTGGAAGATCGACATGAAATTTTTTATAAATTTACCAAAAACATCTTTTGCCAGTTCTATTGGCAATTTTGAAATTTCTAATTTTTTTACTTACTTGGATGTTGAAAATTTAAAATTTAGTAAAGCCTCTGTAAATATTGATAATAAAACTACTTTAATTGAAGCAGCATATTCAATATATGGTGATCCCAATAATTTTTGGACATTTATTGCAGCAAATAATACGGTAAACCCTTTTGATTTATTAGAAGAAAATGTAACTAATTTTTTAAATATTCAAGAAAATAAAGTAAGCTTTTTATTATTTCCTGGTGCAACAGCTGTGACCGGTGGAGTAGCTTTTCCTGCAGGCAGTTTGATTTTTCCTTATATTGGAAATACCGGTGCATGTTATTTTTACGGCTATACGGGAAATTATGATCTGTATGGTCGGTATGCGATAATAGAATCATCATCATTTTATGATGGTTATATGACAATTGGAAGACAACATGGTGGAACTGGTGATTTTATAGTTGTTGGAGCAAGTGCAGAACGCGTATCTGTTGTAAAATATAATGCGGGTGGAACCTATGAGTGGGCTGGAAACTATTATGCAAATAATAAAAAATATGCAAAAGATAAGATAACCTCCATAGTAAACCCGAAAGATGCAAAAATAATTTATAGAGAAGCAGTATCGTCAAATGAAACTATTGATGATATTCTTCCAGAGTCTACTCCAATCTCGGGTGTTACTTTTGCTGTAACATCACAAGAAGCAAATGAAAATATATCCAAAAACATTAAAGCCTATTCTCCAAATGAATTGGGCACCGTTCAATCTTTGTTTATAACCGCTAAGTATTAATGATATGGCCAATACACAACCGCAGTTTAATCCTGCTTATTCTACTATAAAATCAATCTATTTGAGTGCATCGTTGCCAGAATCGATAACGACTAACACTCCCGGCATTTTACAAATAAATTCGCAAAATACACAATGCCGATTTGAAAAACTTGAAATTGTTGAAAATATAAATGAAGTTTTACCAGCTGGCGCGATAATGGTAAAAGATCTGAATGATATAGAAACTTATATTGCGGCAAATAAACTTAAACATGTAATTATTCAGTTTTTTGATGGCACCCGCTGGAACTGTGATATAACCAGCGTTTCTTACATGAATAATGCCGCATCAGATACGGAAGAAACATTAGTTGTAATAAATTTTACAAATTTATATTATACTTATTTTTCTAGCAGAGGAATAGTTGAGCTTTTAGGATACAAAAAGCCACAAATTTTTTCAATAAATGAATTTGTTAATCAATTACGTACAGTAACATTTGGTGTTCCTGCGACGGCTTCTGGTGGATACCAAGATCCTGCTGTAAATTATTTCTTATACCGTCCTTTTGTTCCCTACAACAGTGGCGAAGAATCTGCACCAGACAATGCGATTGAGTTATTAAATTATATATCAACCTATGCAGTAAATAAAAACAAAAATCCTTATTTCCTTTTTTGGACATCTATAGACGGTGCAGTTAATTTTAAATATTTTGATAGAGATTTGACCAAAGATTCTTCTTATGCAAGGATCAATCAAGATTATAGAAACATAGGAATATATGATGGTGATTCAGTTTTACAAAAACTAAGTGACGATAAAGTATACCGCAAAGCATATTTCTTTGCGACAAATCCCGCATTTCAGTGGATTTCTAAAAACTACTATTATATCAGAAAAACACCAAAATATCTTGATACACTGTCAGGAATTTCGGGTACATGTGCTGGCAACCTTACGGATGAGCAATTATTAGAACAACAAAATAAAACAACAAAAAATCTGTCTTTCCATTTTATGGATGATGGACAGAAATATAATATTGATGTAATCACAGTTGATGGAAGAGGAAAAAATGCACCCCCCGGAGGAGATCAGTTGTATGCTCCCAGTGAATGGGGATATTATGATGCACAAGTTCCAAGTAACAATAAATCAATGACAAATTTGTTGGGAAACCAATACGGAACCCAACAACAATATAGCGCATTGTCCATGATGGGTTTAACGGGAATGATGCCATATTTGGATAGCCCAGATATGTGGAGAAATATGTTTAATATTACTCCAACAAATCCAAACTATCCAGATAAACCAGATGCAAGTGTTGAAGATCCTGTTCCGGGGTCTTCAACCAATTTACAAAAAGTAATTGATATAAGATATCAATCATTCTTGTCTGATACTGGATTATCTGGAGGATCTGGAAATAGTTCCGGTGGATCTATTTCATTTAATTCTCCCAATCACCTAGAATTGATGCGTCAAATTGAAGCTCAAAATTTTGTAATGTACTCTTTGTGTTGTATGGGTCAAAAAGAAGATTGTTTTTTCGCAGTATTGCAAAAATATGAGGTTGATTCAACATATTCCAATGGTCTTCCAGCGGGAGTTACGGCAGCAGCTGGCGGAAAGATGTACCGTTATAAATGGAATAAAATTATTTTTGAACCACCGACAGGATCGGCTGCAGGTATGTGTGCCGGTATGGGTGCCGGTGCATGTGGTGCAGGATCAAGTGATTCCACTTACGGCAACCAAATAGAAAAGTGGTATCTGGACCCAGGTATAAAATCAAGTGAAACTCAAGATAATACTTGGGCCATAAATCTAAATGAAAGAGGTTTAACCGGAAATTATTTACCACCGGGATGGGTTACTACCAATTTACCAACTCAATTTAAATTTAGACCGATAGGTTTGCCATCCAATATCACAGAACCAATTGACAGCGGTATAATAAGGCATTTTGTACGCTTGTGCATAGATCAAAGTTCTCCAAATGCTAAAGTGACGTACTTCTGGGCAGAAAATTTAGTGGATGGATCTTGCTAAGGAAAAACCATGGCATCAAATCAAATATACACATATGGAACAAACAATAGCCAATCGGCATTTTACTCAGTAAATAATAAAGACACATATGAATGTGCAAATAGCAATATTACAAGAGGAGTCTGTCTATCACCAGCTAGTTTGGATGAATGTTTTCAACAATATCCAAAAATTAAAGAAATAGCAACGGCGGTAGGATTTTATAATAGTCAAACAAATGGTTATATCTTGTGGACTGGTGGAACCGGAGCGCCCAGCACAAATTTAACAAATACTTTCATTCCTGTTGATTTATATTTTGAAAAACCGACAACAGAATGTGAGCAAATTAATGGTATTCTAGGATCAGAGTGGCTTGGATGTTTGTGGGGAACCCCGTCCGCCCCATATAGCTGCACCTGTCCAGAAATAGCCCCAAAATATGAAGCTTATATTAAACTCCGTTTGAACGACGCTTCATTTTGGAATACACCCGTAGAAGCTCCAGTTAAACGGGCAGAATTTATAGATGCTTTGCAGTATGGTAAAAAGCTAGATGTTACTGTTGCCGGTGACTTTAAATTAAGGCTTGGACAAGTTGTAAATATTCGTGTAGATGGTATAAGTAAATATCCATATCTCCAGCAAAATCCGTATTTAAATGGTTTATATTATATTACTGGCATAAAGCATGTAGTTAGCAATTCTGGAACACATGAAAGTGCACTATCATTGAGCCAAATAGCTGGAGATTTCTCTGGAGTTACTGGAAACGTAGCAAATATTCCATATTACTCATGATATAAATATTGTGATGGCCACAAAAGATTTTTCAATTTTGCTTGAAAAAGTTAACACCAGAGCAGCTGCTAAAGATATTTCTTTGGTGACTGGGTATAATGCATATTCGCAATATATAGAAAACGTATGTAAAACACAAAAAGGCGAATTAGTTGCTGATATAAATTTTGGATCAGATTATTTTAATTATATTTTTGCTGGTCAAGCTGATATTGGAAGTCTTGAAGCCGCTTTATCTGCATATATAGAAGCTTCAATAACATCAATTACCAATGTTGTAGTTAAAACAGAAAACATTACCGATACTGTATTTGAATTTTTTATAACATATTCAATATCAGACGGTATCAATTCACAAAGCAATGCAAGCACTCTAATAGAGGTTGAAATATAATGACATACCAGTTACAAAATTTAAACGTGGCCTCTTTGGATTTTGATGATATCAAGAGTTCTTTGGTTAGTTTTTTACAAAATCAACCCGATTTGGCAGATATAGATTTTCAAAACAATGCTAGTACTGCAAATATGTTAATAAACATTTTAGCAACAGCAACCGCATATAATGGAATATATGCCCAATTTGGATTTGTAAATTCTTTTGCTACAACAACCACTTTAATGGAAAGCATTCTGGGAATTGCTTCTAATAATTCAGTTCTTGTTGCTCCAACGCAAAGTGCAACATCATCTCGAACAGTTACGGCAGTTAATGCCACATTACAGGATTATTCGACATTTTTGGCCACGACTCCAGCAGGAAGCGATACTTTCTTTTTCAACATAACTGATGTTCCATCTGGAACCAGCAAAACAACTATTTTGTATTCTGGCTCATCTGTGACCAGTTTTACAAATTATGATTATACAACACAATCATGTGAGCTGCCTTATACTGTAGATCCCCGAACTATTTCTTTTTATGAAACCACTACCGGAACCGGCGTTGTAACTAAATGGACAAGAGTTGATAAGGGTACTACTTCTACAGCAAATAACTCAAATACATTTACAGTAATTAATGGCCCACGGGGCTATATTGTAACAAATAACTTTTTAACTGCTAAAAAATTAAATACTTCCAGCACCGTTCTTATAAAGGCAGTTATTTCCAATGGAAGTGTCGGAAATAATGCTTCGATCACATCCAGAAGCGATACATTATTTCCAGCATCTACTACACCATCTGGTGGTTACAATCTTTTGTCTGTAACGCAAGCAAGATATCGGCTTTTATTTAATGCAACCGGCCAAGATAGATGTGTAACAATAAACGACTATACAAATGCTATATTAAGTTCGGGTATAGCTGGAACTGATGATGAAAGTCTTATCTGTGTCCAAAATGACTGCTGTATTCCGGGCAAAGTAAAAATTTATGTAACAGGACTATCTTCATCTGGACAAAATGCTCTGATGTCTTATTTGGGTGCAAGATCCGTAGCAGGAATTAACTTGGCGTACGAACAATGCTAACCATTTATAGCAATCAATCGACTAGTCTATACACCAAAAGCCAGTTATCTGGAAGTTTGGTAGATGTAGAACTCGGCAGCGATGCCAAAGATATTGACACGACAAAATGGTTTGGAGATCTTTTGACGGTAGATTCTCTGTTTCCGCAGTGGATTTTAAAAGAATATTCAAATAATCCGACCAATGTAACTTTTATACCATTAATTAAAAATTATTTTAGATGGTTGTTTAGTTTACAGTATGGATATGGTGCTCAACTAAACTGGGAAAAAATTAGAGTTCCATTGTATGTGGACAGTATATTTTTGGAAGCGCTTGCTGATTTTTATTTTCCTGGAGCAGATTTTAGTCAAACTGCATTAAACAATATATTGCCAAATATACGAACTTTTTCAGTAAAAGTGGATGCAAACTATTTTAACATCAAAGGAACACCACAAGCTGTTAAATATTTAATATGTTCACTTTTGGGTTTTAATATAAATGATGTATATGTTGTATCTACGACTTATAGCAGTATGGAAATACAAATTAGGTCTTCTGAATATACCCGTCTTCAGACTTATGATTTATTTTTAAGAGAATATGCAATTCCAGCCGGAGTGGTCTTATCTTATAGGGTGATTTAATATGATTGAAAAAATGATTATGTTTGCGGCATCTATTGCGTCCAGAGGTATTGGAAACAAAAAAACAGATATAGAAACAAAACAATTGAGAGTTGTTTCCTGTTTTGGTGGCGCTGGAGTTGAAACGGCTTGTCCATTTTTAAGAACTAGCAAACATGGTGACAGACATTTTTGTGGAAGGTGCGGGTGTGGAGATAAACAACACACCTGGCTCATCAAAAATGGAAGCGAGTATTCAAAATTGGATTATCCGGTTTTAAACTGTCCAGTCCACATGCCAGGATTCAGCAATTATGATCCAAATTATTCGGTTCCGGAAATCAAAGAACGCAAATCTCAAATAGAAGCTCTAGATCCCGAATTATTAAAAACCGTAGAAATTACTATAGGTGAAACTTAAAAACCTTGGTGGCATATTAATGTAAATGCATAAATATTTGCATGGCCATTTCCACCAGACAAGAATTTATTGATTATACTTTTAGAAAACTGGGTGCTCCAGTAATTCAAATAAACGTCGATCCGGAACAAGCAGAAGATCGATTGGATGAATCTTTGGAATATATGCAGGAAAGGCACTTTGATTTCAATCAAAGAGCACAATTTGTTATTCCACTTGGACCAACAGCAGTAAGCAATCAATATTTGGATGTCAGTGCTTTTGGTTATGCAGTTGGTGCGCAGGGAGTAACCTCCGCATCTACAGGTGTTACTGGTTTCTGGCCTGCTGCAGATGACATAGTTTCGATAACAAAGGTGTATAGCCCCAGTGACCAAGTTGGTGACTATATGTTTGATTTGCGATATCAAATGACTTTATTTGATTTTTTTGGTTTATATTTTAACCAAGGCGGCTTGGCACAGGGACCGATGGCCACTTATATGGAAAGCATGCAATACATTTCATTGATTAATGATGTATTCAATTACCCAGTATCGTATACATATACAAAAAGCACAAATAGGTTATTTTTGGAAACACAATGGTCTGATTTGGAAGCTGGCAATTATGTTATGGTGGAAGCATATGTAAAAGTGGACCCGGACTATTATCCAAAAGCGTGGGATGACAGAGTTTTTAAACGTCATTACGCAGCTCTTTTGAAAAAACAATGGGCACAAAATTTATTAAAATTTTCAGGGATGCCCTTGCCGGGCGGTGCTCAATTGAATGCACCTGCAATGATGCAAGAAGCTGTTAGAGAATTGTCAGAAATCGAACAAATGTTGACTAGAGCCTATGAAAACCCAGTTGATCCGATGATAGGATAATATGGCTACAAATCCATACATCAATCTCACGAATTACCAGCCAGAACAAAATCTGATCGAGGATATCACAGTTGAATTGATTCAAGGGATTGGTCAGGATTGTTATTATGTGCCTCGAAAATATTTTAATATCGATCAATTATTTGGTGAAGATCCGGCATCTTCATTTAGAAGATCATATGTAATAGAGATGTATATACAGTCTTTTAAGGGTTTTGATGGGACTGATGTTATCAGCCAATTTGGTCTTGAAATTAAAGACAAGATTAATCTTCTTATGGCTAGAAGAAGATTTAAGGAAGAGGTTACGGATATAGACAGGTCAATCACCAGACCACGTGAAGGAGATTTGATATACTTTCCGCTTTCAAAGTCTTTGTTTGAAATTAACTTTGTTGAACACGAAAACCCCTTTTATCCACTGGGAAAACTTTATTCCTATCAGATAACCGCCGAGCTCTTCACTTATAGCTACGAAAAAATTACCACAACCAATACCGATATCAACTCTCCATATACGATTACTACGGCTGGTTTGTGTGGCTCCACAATAATACCTAGAGCCAATAATCTGGGAACAACATACGGTATTAATGATATTTTGCAAACCGAAGGAAATTCATATGGATTTGATCCAAACAATCCATTTGATGATTCGGGTTGCTCGGGAGGCATTTAATGTTTGGTTATTATTACAACCAAAATTTAAGAAAACTGGTAGTCGCTTTTGGGTCTTTGTTTAGTAATATTGAAATTACTCATACAGATCCAGATACATCACTGCCAACCAATATCAGAGTTCCTGTTCATTATTCTTCACAAGAAAAGTTTATTCAGCGTCTATTGCAACCATCATCGATAACTCCAGGGACACGCATTGAGCTGCAAGTTCCGATTATTAGTTTTAACATGAATAGTATTGCTGCAGATCCAGGTAGACGCCTGAGCCGTTTTATACAAAATAATAATGTTGGGCAGGGCTGCGGTGGTTCCGGTAGTGGCATATCTAATCAGATACCAGTAAATGTATCTTTTAGTTTATTTGTCTACACAAGACACACTGACGATATGCTTCAGATAATAGAACAGATCATGCCTTATTTTGTCCCTGAACATGTTGTTACATTAGACATGAATGCTGTTCAATCTGACATGCAGATACCAATAATAATGGTATCAAACAATCTGACCGAAAGATATGAAGGTGATTTTTCTAGTAGACGTTTGAATGTAGCTTCATTCCAGTTTTTGGCAAAATCATGGATATTTGGTGAAATTAAACCGGCTACGGGAATCACAGCATCGAATACGATTCCTATTATATTGGATTGAATATGAATATTAATAAAAATTTGGCAAAGTTGTTCGATGTTCCGGAACAACCTCAAACCAATAAACAATTGGCAGGCGGAACATACGATATAGCATCTTTTCAAAAAGATTATGCGATGGTACAATCAAATCTAAAAGATTTGATTGGTAATGGTAATGTTGCATTAGAAGCAGCTCTGAAGGTAGCCACAGAATCTGATTCACCCCGAGCATTTGAAGTTGTCGCAATACTGTTAAAAACAATGGCAGACCTTAATAACAATATGTTGGATATACATAAAAAAGCCAAAGATACAACTGGAACAAAGGTGGAAGTAAAACAGACAAATAATTCTGTTTTTGTTGGTTCAACAAAAGATTTGCAAAATCTCTTAAATAAAGATAGAAGTACGGAAAAGGATGTTGTGGAAGCGGAGATTATAGATGTTAAAAAACAATAAAGAAGGCTACCGAAATAATTCAAAATTAAAACTTCCAGGGGTAGAGCTTCAATATACAGAAGAACAATTAAAAGAATATGTAAAATGTGCAAAAGATCCGGTATATTTTTGTGAAAAATACATCAAGGTAAAAACACTGGATAAGGGAATCGTCCCCTTTAATTTATACCAATACCAAAAAAACTTCGTAAATGCAATCCACGACAATCGTTTTACGATTTCAAAATGGCCTCGTCAGTGCGGTAAGTCAACCTGTGTTACAAGTTATATCTGTCACTATATTACATTTAACCAAAGCGTAAACGTAGCTATTCTTGCCAACAGACTAAAAACAGCCAAAGAAGAGCTTTTTTCCAAGCTTCAATTAGCTTATGAAAATTTACCACATTTTTTGCAACAAGGAGTT